GGTGCTGCAGCAGCAACATTAGAACGGAAGGAACTCACTTCCTCACTCCAACTAGAAGGAGCAGAAGGAACAGTTACGATTTCATCCTCTTCAGTCTCACGATCAACCGTGCGACGGGCAGGCGCCTTACTATTCAGTACAGCATTCAAACGTGCATCCAGTTCTTCAAAGGTCTTGAAGTTCTTCTCATCAGTAAACTCAGTCAAAGAGTATTCCTTCTTCCAGATTGCTTCCAGTTGATCATCACTGTAGTTACCAAGAGTGCCAGGACGAGAGAACTCAGACTTGTCATAGTTCCAGTATCCATCCACCTTGCGGATCTTCACTTTGAAGTCTGCTCCTTGCCAGAAGTCGAAGGGGTTGATGGGGGTTTCATCTTTGAATTCTGGTTGCATTGCTGCCATAACTTTATCAAAGATTTTCTTGCCAAACTTATAGAGGAAGACTCGTCCTTCATTTTCTGGATGTGCTGGATCTTCCACAACATAGATGTTAGCATAGTAGCTCAGTTTGCGCTTTTGTTTACGTGCGATTTCCTTATCAGCATCACTACCACTGTTCCACAGTTGGCGATTCATTTCACCAACAGGATCCTTCTTGTTAAGAGTGGTCAGACTATTTTCAATGTACCAACCACCAGGACCTTGGAACGCATGACTCCAAACCTTTGCCCAAGGCAGATCCTCGCCCTCAGGGGCAGGCAGGAATCGAATAACTGCATAACCATTACCCGACTTGTCCATCTCGGGTTTCCAGAGGCGCTCATCGCCACTAGAACCAGACTCAGGATTAGAGATCTTCTCGACCTCTTTAGTCAGTTTCTCAAAAACAGAATTGGATTGTTTCTTGAGGGTTGCAAAAGACATTTGTATTTCTCCGTATTAGTTGTATTTGTTGGATTGTCCGTGTGTCATACCAACAAAGGTATGATACCCTATTTAGGCGTCCTTGTCAAGGGACCTGAGCACGTTGTCTAGGTACTGGTTCATGGAGTCAAGGGACTCTGACAGGGTGCTGTACCCAAACATATTTGTAATTAAATCGATACGATGCTTCATATCAGCAGCATCTTCATCTTCAGTAGAAGATAGTTGAAGTCTAGTATAAAAAAGTTTTTGTTTTTCAATAAGTTGTTTTGTCTTATTGATATGTTTAATTGCTTTATCTTTTGGCATCTCGCCAATTGCTTCTGCTGCTTTTTGCAGATCTACATAAGTGTCGTAAATTGATTGTAGTTGTTCCTGAACAATTTCAGAATTAAAAAAGCTCATACCTTTTCTCTAACCGTTTTTAACATGATTGACTTGTACCTCTTACAATCAATCCTTAGAAAGGGAGCATACTTTATTACTTGAGTTCTAACTTGTTTCCAAACTGGATCTGTTAACACTTTATCAAATTTTTTAACATATCCCAGGCAATTCTCAAAAATAATCAAGGTCTCTACACTGATCTCTTTCCTTAAATAGGACGTAAGAATAATTGGATGACGACCCCTTGAACAAGTAAATAAATTGTCAAAGTTGTCTTCATAAGGGGAATCAATATTGTCTAATAGGATACATATTTCTTCCCTAAAAATATATAGGAAACTATCTTGTTTCTTTCTCCATTCCTTAAAAGTCGTTTCTCCTGATGGACGAATAATGTCCTTGATATATCCCTTGCTATCACTTACGAAGTTTGACACGAAATACTCTTGTATTCTATCACGTTCGTACTTAGATGCAAGTTTCTTAAAAAAATAAGCGTCATTTCGTTTATCGAATGACGCTTGACTTGCCCTAGTTTTTCCATTGAATCTAAAGTAATCGTAGTCATCTTTAGTGAAGTGAAGTTTAAGAGATAGGTACATCTGATAAACTTCAAACCCAGTCATAGCGGTAAGATTCCCCTAGAAGTTTTCTTCATATAGTTTAAACTTTGTGCTTGATACTTAATTTTTTCTTTCAATGGTTTTGATATTAGTTTAGATACGGTCTCTAACTCAATATCATTTTCATCGCAGTATGTTACAACTGCTTCAATGTAATTAACTAATCCATTAGATCTTTTAACAATCTTCTCAATATCTTCTGAGAATTTTGCTGCTGTGAGAAACTTATCTTTTTTGGAATCGTTATTACTACTCACTAATCCTACCTCTAGTAAAAGCATCGATATACTCCTTTAATAATGTAAAATAATAATCTAGATTGTATTTCACAATCACTTGGCATTCGCCTTCTTCTGTGGCAATAATAGTCACTATTTTCTTTGGTTGCAATCCAGTTCGTTCATAGAACATAACTGCATATGCAGTTTCCTGAACAAAATAATTTTCAATCCACTCTTCCTTCTTTTCCTTATCAGAAGTCTTAAAGTCAATTACAGCAAGTTCACCATCAAACTCGGCAATACAATCAACCCTACCAGCAACACGAAGGTAATCGGAGTAAAGAGCCCCTTCTAACACATGAATATTATTGATGCGATTAAGAGTAGGTTTAGCAACTTGAAAAAGCGTATAAGGAAGAGGTTTCTTTTTATGTTCTTCGAGAGACTCATTTTTTAAATAAGACTCAACGATACTATGAAAAGCAGTACCTCTTCCTGTCGCTCTTGCTGTCTTCCTATCAGCAACTTCAGCACCTACACGTTTTCTCCATTCCTTAAAGAATGTAGCCTTCTGAAAAGAAGTGATTGTAGTAATAGAAAAATACTGAACTCCTTCGGAAATAGGATAAACACGTTGACCGTCTTTATCAATTGATTCTATTTCGGGAAGTTGTACAGGAAGATCAACAAAATTAAACATCAGAAACCTAAATTCAATTTACTAATAATGTAGCTACGGACTAAACCAGAACGAACAATGTCATCAACACCGAACTCAATGCAGCAAAACTCTTCCATGGTTTCTAGAATTTTCATAAAGTCAAGGACTCCATTTCTTTCATTTTGCTTAATTAAGTCTGACTGTGAAACATCACCAGAGAAAACAATTTTAGCGTCTTGACCAACTCTGGTAATCATTGAATCAAGTTCGTGGAAATTCAGGTTTGCAAATTCATCAACGATGATGATGCAGTTATCTAAAGTAACACCACGAATATATGATGTACTCCAGAATGAAATGGTTTCCTGAGACCTCAGGTTATTATACAACATTTCAAATGCATTGTCATCTGGCATTTCAAACATAAACTTTACCATGTTCTTATAGGGAATCTGGTAAAGTGCCGATTTGTCTTCATGGTCCCCAGGGAGGAATCCAATTTCTCTAGTAGGAACTAGAGAACGTACAATGTAAATTTTATCGTAAGGAGTATTGGGATTCAATACTTCTCTGAGTGCAAGATAAAGACTGATAAATGTTTTACCAGTACCAGCACATCCATGTAGAATCAAATGTTTGTCTTCTGCCCAACAATCGAACACAGCTTTTTGTGAATCGGTTAAGGGTTCGATGTTGAGAAGATGCTCATTATTAATGGGTTTCTTTCTTCTCATTTGCTTAGCACTCATTCCTGCAGGTACGACTGCATTGTTATTCCTCTTTTTTACTGGCATACTAGATGAATCGGGAAAGGTTTGCTCTTGGATGTGCAGCTTGAACTTTAGACATTACCTCTTTAAAACCTTCAGACTGTTTAGGTTGACCATAAGTAACTCCACCAATACCAGCAGACCAATCTTTATCCCAATCAGGATTATCTTGTCTCCACTGATCATAATCTTTCATAGACATGTATAACTCTTTAGTTTCACCAGTCTTATCATTTTTAACGGGATATGTAGGCAAGATGCACCTCCTCTTATTTAGTGTTATGAACTTCCGACAACTCTAGGAATTCTTTTTTAAGTTCTTTACGAATCTTCTGATAGAATTCTAGAATATCATGATTATTGTTGTAAACCAGTCCGCATTCTTTTGCGATTTCAATTACTTGTTGATTATTCATTAATCGATCCTAATACAAGGTTGTACGTCTTCCCAATCCCTACAATCACACTTACCATCACACCATCCAAGTGCCTCGGCAACAGTTGGAAACTGACATATAAAGATCTTCTTTGCTGCTTCAGCAATATCCATATGTTCTTTCTGCGTTCCATGGGCAGAACGAAGATTAATATAATGTATCCATGAACGGCAAGAGCCAGTCATGTAAATTCTGGTTGGTACTGCTAAGGGAAGCACGAAACGTGCTGATTCCTTTGCCACACCTGCAGAAAGCATATCATCATACAAATCCATAATGTCTGCAAATAAATGCTTGGTACGACGTTCAAAACTCCTTTTGAGTTCTGGATCAAGATCATTAGTAGAGTTCTGACGATTCTTGGTATCCTGCTTACGAAGTTCAGGAACAGGAATTTCTTCAGTTAGAAGAGAAGCATCTGCATATCGTTGCGAAAATTCCTGGAATGTAAATGAACGATGTCGAAGTATCTGGGCTGCGATACCACGATTCGTTTCAATCTCAAGCGTCATAGTAGACTGTTCAAACACAGACCAATGATTATGCTTAATACAATAAGCAAGCAACTTGGCATAGTTTTCGTTGTCTTGATTCGCAGGATTAGAAACTCGCGCAATATACGCCATTGTTTTTTCTGCATCTGGGGTTACCGAAATTAAACAAACCTTAGGCATTAGATCTTTTACCTCTCAATACTCTTGCAACAATTACAATCCCTAGGGATTCAACGTAACCTATCCTACCAAAATCAAACATTTTTGTCAAGGATATGTTAAAGGCAAACATGAATAGAACTGGAAGTATGGCAAGATAGGTGATTAACCCATTAATAACTGCCATTACTTTTTCAACATTTTCTTGCTTTTCTTGTTCTTCTATTTGCGTTTGAAGTTGTTCCTCTTCTTCTTTAGCTGGACCTCTAGGGTCTAGGTAAACTGTCGTTTTGTTCGTCATCTTTTTTACAATCAAAAATCCATGGAGCACAGAGTCTCATCTCTCCACCTAGAGATTGACACTCCTTAGTATAGCACACTGTAGGATCAATAGCACTATCTATGAATATTGGTTTATCAACTCCAGATTCTTTCAATCCAGATTTTCTAACGTAGTCATCAATGGCATGATCAACATCACGTTTGATTCTACGTTCCAGTTTTGCAGGATCTTTAATCACAAATTCATTTAAAATACTTCCAGGAAAATACTTTCTTTGTATTTCATCTAGAATATCCCAAATAGAATTTTCGGATATGCCCGTACACTGAGAAAGAGTACCAATCACCACAGAGAGAACTACTCCGATGATTGCGTACTCTTTAATACCTGGTTTCTTTTTACCGAAGTTGAAATTGAAGTTCATTTCTTTTTCTTTTCTTGCTTAGGTGATGACCACAATTTAGGATTAGTTCTACCTTCACTTTGAGTGAAAGAGATTAAATCTCCACGGTATCTATCCCAATAATAATCAAAGATATCTACTCTTTTATCAGTCATGACAAGATCATAATGAACTAAACCATCCAACTTATATTTAACTAAGTAAGTTGTATATGGTAATTTTTTGTCATTTGCCAGTTCTGGATCACAATCCTTATGAAGAATTTTCAATGACATCAGGAACGGCCTCCCCATGTGATTTGGGGAAATGCCTCTTCTACAACTGCCTTGGTGATGCGATACTTACTCTGAAGTTGTCCATCTTTCACAAGACATAGAAGTTCTGCCTCAGAAGAATGCAAACCCTCTAAGAGACGAATGAACATACTCTCTCGTTGAAGTTGCTTAAGTTCATCATTACCACCTTTAATATAATAATAAAGTTTAGCATATTCTTTCTCAAGAACCGTGTGTTCTGTTCCCGCAGGAGCTTCATTAGGACGATAAGGAACTTCACCTTCAGGAATAAGAGAAATTACACTATCATCATAGTTCCAAATAAGAACAGAGCGAAGTGCTTGCGAATTATTATCTTGGAGAATTTTAATTTTTTCCGCTTTTGTTTTAGCGTTTGATACTTTCTGTAATACTTCAGAAATAAGCAAACGGTTGCTAGTGTTCATTGACATTTCAAAACTCCTCAATTTTTTCAAGTAAAGTAATAAGTTGGTTGCTCACAAAATAATTATACATTTTGTTTCGTGGAGCTAGGGTCACGGAATCATATGATTCGATAATTGTTTCTTCGACCTCTACAGGTATATAGGAGAAATCAATAAGAGTTAAATTTCTCTTATAGTATTCCATCTGTTCTGCATTGCAAAACTGTTCGGGTGAAAGATTTACAATTTTATCTAGAGTCTTTTTAATAAGAGGTCTTTGTCGCTTACCCTCAACAAAAGTATTGTCTGGTGAGAGATAGTTAGGAATACCATCGGACTTATCACCCTTGAGTATATGTTCAAGGATATATTGCTTAGGATTCATACCCGAAACAAACTTTTTCATGACAGGATTGTACTGTTTGAGCCAAGGGTACTTCTGTAATTGAATGAAGTCTTTATCCCCAGAAAGAATAAGAACCTTTTCTGCAGGTTGCATATCTTTCTGTAGGCGAATATTCTTATGAGCAACATGTTTGGTCATCACAGAAATAATATCATCTGCTTCCGCACCATCTATTTCCATAACTGTGTATGGCATGTTCTCTTTAATTTCATCACGAATTTCATTCAGTACTTCAAAGATCTGCCCCCAGTTAAAACTAGACTTCTCTCGATCTTTCTTACGTGTTCCTTTATAGTAAGGAAAGAATTCTCGCCGCCAATAACGTTTTGAATCATAACAAAGGACTAGTTCATTGCCATATTCCTCACGAAACTTCTGGAAATACATCCGAAGTGAGTTGAGTACCATATGGCGAACTAGTCCTTTATCGATTCCATCAGATAATTTGATTTGAACCATCAGATTAGAAATCATCACCTGGTTCATGTCGATAAGGATCATGTTAGATTTTAGTCATCTTCATCGTCTATCATATCATCCTCATCGAGGAGTGTCAAGTAGGTCAGCTCGTCTCTTAATATGTTTCCGTCTTCATCCAACATTTCTGGATGAGTTATTGCTTTTGCGTAACTTGCATTTTGATACCAAGCATCAAAGATGTTATTGGCAAACCAACCTGCCATGAACGCAATAACAAAAGTTCCTATTGTTAGGAAAAATGAAACGTAAATAAATTCTAAAT